ATGACAAGCTCGCAAAAGGCGAGTGCTGTCAAACGAAAGAGAGCTGCAGGTAATCCTGGAGGAAAGCCAACTAACGTTTCAACATTTGCAAAAAGAAAAAGTATGGCATTTGGAGGTAGAGTATAATGAGTAAAGGTACTATGCCTGCAAGAAATAAAAAGAATTTCAGATCTACAAAATCTGGAGCGGGCATGACACGAGCCGGTGTTGCTGCTTATAGAAGATTAAATCCCGGTTCAAAACTAAAAACAGCCGTGACTGGAAAAGTGAAGCCAGGATCAAAAGCTGCTAATCGTAGGAAATCATACTGCGCTAGATCACTAGGACAATTAAAAAGGTCATCAGCAAAAACACGTAACGATCCCAACTCACGAATCCGTCAAGCAAGAAGGAGATGGAAATGCTAAAGAAAAAAAGAGCAATTAAAAAAGTGATAAAAGGTTTGGGCAAAGCAGTAAAAGCTCATACTAAACAAAAGAAAATGTTGGAAGGAGCGATACGTGAGAAAAGCAATACTAGAAGCTCTAAGAAGTAAATATCAAGCAGACATATCGGCTGCTGATGCTACGGCAAATATTTATCTTTCAAATAGTGTAGGTATAGGAGAACACCCTCAACATATCGAAGAAGTAGATAAGCAATTACAAAAAATTGCTGACGCTAAAGAAAAGCTAGATATCTTAGAGGAGTTTGAATAATGGAACTATTTGAACATTTTATAAAAATAATTAAACAAAGAAGAAACGACGTAGGAGATCTTATGGCCAATGGTGCTGTTGACAGCATGGAAAAATATAAGTATATGCTAGGACAAATAAGAACTTACGATAGTTTATTACAGGAAATATCCACCCTGCTAAACAAAAAGGAGCAAAATGAGCAAGGAACAGTCATCAGTATCAAAGCCAAAAGTGATACTACCAAATAAAGATTTGGTTGGCGTAAAAAAAGAAAAGAAAACAGAAATTGACGAATCATCAAAACTACCTAGTCCAACAGGTTGGAGAATTATAGTTTTACCTTTTAAACAAAAAGAAAAAACTAAAGGTGGAATAATTTTAGCAGAAGATACTATAGAGAGATCACAAGTTGCATCGACTTGCGGTTTAGTTATGGCTATGGGACCACACTGCTATGATAAAGAACGATATCCAGAGGGTCCCTGGTGTAAGAAAGGTGATTGGGTTATTTTTGCAAGATATGCAGGAAGCCGAATTAAAATAGATGGGGGTGAGTTAAGACTTCTCAATGATGATGAAGTATTAGCGACCGTGGAAAACCCTGAAGATATATTCCACGAATTTTAACAACCATAGGAGATACTATGCAAGAAGAAGATAAATCAGTTGATATTGATACATCAGGTCCGGATGTAGAAATAGAACTGCCACAAGAAAAACAAGAAGAAGAAAAAAAAGAAGTTGTTGTAGAACAAACAACAGAGGACAAAACATATGAAAACGAACGTGAAACAAAGCTTGAAGACGGTGGTAGCGCCGGTGACTCATCTGAGAAACCTGTGGAGCAGCCTAGTGTTCAAGAAGATAATAAACAAGAAAGTCAAGGTAAGGAAGCTGAAGAATATTCTGAAGGCGTTAAAAAGCGAATAGCTAAACTTACTAAAAAAATGCGAGAAGCAGAAAGGCAAAGAGAAGAAGCTTTGCGTTATGCTGATTCCGTAAAAAAAGAGAGAGATGAATTTAAATCTCAAGCTAATAGTTTAGATAAAGACTATGCCGTTGAAATGGAAAATAGAATATCTGGACAGTTAGCTGCTGCACAAGCTAAACTTACAGCTGCAAGACAAGCAGAAGATCCAAAGGCTGAAACAGAAGCTTTAACAGCTATCTCACAATTAGGTTATGAACAGGGTAGACTTGCTGAACTTAAAACTCAACATGAAATGAGGGATAAAGCAGCAAAAGAAGAACCTGTAAAACAACCTGTAAAACAACAACAAGCATCTCCGCCAGATCCAAAAGCGGAAGAGTGGGCAGGTAAAAATGATTGGTTTGGAACAGATTCAGCCATGACTTATACTGCTTTTGATTTACACAGAAAACTTACAGAAGAGGAAGGAATAGATCCTAAATCAGATGAATATTATGAGGAAATAGATAAAAGAATAAGACTTGAATTTCCACATAAATTTGGTAAAACTGTAAACAAGACAATTAGTAAACCTACACAAACCGTTGCCTCTGCAACGCGTAGTCCAAAGACTAATGCAAAAAGTGTGAGACTCACATCTTCTCAAGTCGCAATAGCGAAAAAATTAGGTGTGCCACTAGAAGAATATGCGAAACAGCTTATGAACACGAAGGAGGTATAAGCATATGGAAAAGAAAAACCAAACTCGTGCGAGTCAAACTAAAAAAAGTGATACAACAAAAGTTGAGTCACATAGCTCTCAGGCAAAAGTCAAAGAGCGACCAAAAGTTTGGGCTCCACCATCGTATTTAGATACGCCCAACGCGCCAGACGGATTCAGACACAGATGGGTCAGGACAGAAATCCTAGGGTTCGTAGACACTAAAAACATACAAGGTCGTTTAAGATCTGGTTATGAATTAGTTAGAGCTGACGAATATCCCGAAGAAGACTTTCCCGCAATCACAGACGGCAAATACGCAGGGGTGATCGGACACGGAGGCCTTGTGCTGACAAGGGTACCAGAGGAGATCGCGCAGCAAAGAACTGAATACTATGCCCAACAGGCACAGGATCAACAAGCTGCAATAGACGCAGATCTTGCGAAGGAACAGCATAAGAGTATGCCTATCACTGTTGATAGAAATACTCGTGTAACCTTCGGTGGGAAGAAAAGTTAGAATTTTTTAACAATTCGGAACCAGCGAATATAATAAACCGTACTGGAGGCCCGCAAGGGCAGGTACATATAAGGAGTAATGACTATGGCAAACTCATCGTCAGTTGGTTTCGGAATGAAACCAGTAAAAATGGCGGGTCAAGCAGCAAACACTGCGGGACTAGGAGAGTACCCTGTAGCAGCAAACGCAACTGCAATCTTTAATCAAGATTTAGTTGCAATGGCGGCAACAGGAACTGCGGCAGTAGCTGCAGCTGGTACAGAACAGATCTTAGGTTCCCTAAACGGTGTTTTCTTTACTAACACGTCAGATGATAAACCAACGTTCAAAAGTCACTTAGCAGGAAGTAACGCTGCTACTGACATTGTTGCACTTGTAAATGATGCACCTCATCAAATATATGAAGTGAGATCAAACAACGCCGGTGCATCAGCACAAACGGACGTAGGTAATACAGCAGATATTTCATATTCTGCGGGTGCTACTCCAAACTTCATCTCTAAAACAACTTTAGATGATGGATCTTTGGCAACAGCATCAAAACAACTAAAAATAGTGGGTGTTTCAAGAGACCCTGAAAACAATGATATCGGATCAGCAAATGTGGTCTGGAGAGTTGTAATCAGTGAGCATTTCTTCAAACAACACGCAGGCGTATAATAGGAGTATAACAACATGGCTATATCACGTAATCAACTAGTTAAAGAACTAGAGCCAGGTTTGAATGCACTATTCGGCCTGGAGTATAAACAGTATGACAATTTACATACTGCTATATACACAACTGAGTCATCTGACAGAGCTTTCGAAGAGGAAGTAATGTTATCAGGATTCGGTCAAGCTAAAGTAAAACCAGAAGGTTCTGGAGTAGAGTTCGATAAAGCTCAAGAAACTTTCACAGCAAGATACACACACGAGACAATCTCTCTTGGGTTCGCTATCACTGAGGAAGCAATTGAGGACAACTTATACGACAGACTTGCTTCTAGATATACAAAAGCATTGGCAAGATCTATGGCTCAAACTAAACAAGTTAAAGCAGCGTCTCCATTAAACAATGGATTCAATGGTAACTTTAAGTCTGGTGACGGAAGCAATTTATTTGCAACTAACCACCCAACTATAAACGGGACTTTCAGTAACACATTGGCAGTTGCAGCAGACTTAAACGAAACATCACTAGAGCAATCAATGATTGACATTGCAGCTCTTACTGATGAAAGAGGTTTAAAAATTGCTGCTAGCGCTCAAAGAATGATCATCCCATCAGCTTTACAGTTTACTGCAGAGAGATTAATGAAATCTCAAAACAGAACTGGAACTGCTGACAATGACATCAATGCTTTAAGAAACATGGGAATGGTTCCAGGAGGTTATTCAATCAATAACTTCTTCACTGATCCTGATGCTTTCTTCTTAATCACTGATGTTCCTAACGGAATGAAACATCTTGAAAGAGCACCATTAACTACAAAAATGGAAGGCGATTTTGACACTGGCAACGTAAGATACAAAGCTAGAGAAAGATACGTATTTGGCGTATCAGACCCTAGAGGTATTTTTGCATCACCAGGTGCTTAATCAATAATTTTGTGGCGGGACACAGTTCCGCCACAATCACCAAATAGAAAGGAAAAATGCACCCTAAAAACTTCAGAGTTCAAATCTTCGCTTACCACCTTCATGCTGATTTTATTATAAAATGCATGGATGGTCCCATAGATATAGAAAACGCAATAGTTGACAGATTGGGAAAAGGTGATATAAAATGGGAACATCTTGGAGAAATGAATGATCCAAGAGTAAAAAGAATAACCTATGAGGAGGTTATTGATGGAGGCGATAATGCAACATCTGGAGACCCTTTACACACA